GGAGCCTGAGGAGCCTGAGGAGCCTGAGGAGCCTGAGGAGCCTGAGGAGCCTGAGGAGCCTGAGGAGCCTGAGGAGCCTGAGGAGCCTGAGGAGCCTGAGGAGCCTGAGGAGCCTGAGGAGCCTGAGAACTAAAAAACTTAAGTTTTAATTTTTTTGTAAATAATTTCTTCATATTTAAGTTTTATTCATTTCAATTAACACCTCCGAGGGCGTCTGATGCGTAACAGCCTCGGCGCCCTTTTTCCAAAAAATGACGAAAAAAACAAAAACAATAGAGCAGCAGGTGGCCGACGCCGTGCTGGATGCCCCTAAGATTATCGTAGTGGGCGGCGAAACTTACGAGGTGAAGCCTATAACACTTCGGACGTTAATTAGATTATCTGCGATGACATCATATCTTCCGATGTTTAGTAGTGACTTAACGAGGGAGGAAAAAGTAGCCATGATCATCGACCGTGCGAGGGAGTGCGAAGCACTTGGAGACATAGTGGCGTTAATGCTGTTACAAAGGGGGCCTAACGACGGCAGCCGTAAAAAAAGGAGCGAGTTCAGGAAATTGGCTCAAGAGGCGTTAGACCTCCGGCCTTCGCAGTCACACACAGTTATTGATACGGCTCTGGCGCCGGAGGAGGTGGGGTGTTTTTTCGGTGTTATCACTTTCCTAAGCGCGGCAAACATTCTGAGAGCAACGAGGGAAGTGGAGCAAACGACAGAGACAGATCAGACAGCATCTGGGCGTTAATCGCAGGTTTTGCTAAAAATTTCGGACTGACACCAAAAGAGGTGCTGGATTACACCTTTGACAGCATCATGTTATATAGCGCATCGCTGCCGGGCTATGACACAGAAGACTCAAAGGATAGAGCAAAAAACAACGACGATGAGAAAATCAACGGAGACGATCCTAAAAACCAACAGAAATTAAGGGAGTTATTTTTTAATGCCTGACAACTATAATGATCCGGTTGTATTTGCTGCTATGATGCAGACAGATAAATTCGAGATCGGTGCAAATAAGGTCAAACGCTGCGCGAGTGACATGCAGAAGTCTGTAGCGGCTGAGGGCGAAAAGATGCAGAACACCTTCGACAAATTGGGAGGACGCATAGCTGCAGCATTCGCCGTCACCAGCATTGCGGCATTTACAAGGGAGCTTATAAAGATCCGTGGTGAGTATCAGGCGATCGAGGTGAGCTTGAGTACCATCCTCGGAGGTCGGGCAAAAGCAACTAATCTCATGGGCGAGCTGACGCACACAGCGGCAACTACACCGTTTCAATTACAGGAGGTGGCAAAGGGTGCTACATCGTTGATAGCGTATGGCGAAAGCGCGGAGACGGTCAACGACACGCTTTTACGATTAGGTGATATTGCTTCCGGGCTTTCAATTCCTTTGAATGACCTGATTTATTTATACGGCACTACCATGGTGCAGGGGCGCGTTTTCGCAATGGACATGCGCCAATTCATGGGACGAGGCATACCGATAGCGGAAGAGCTGGCAAAGCAGTTCGGCGTGGCAAAAGATAAAGTCACCGAATTGGTGTCCGAGGGCAAAGTGGGATTTGAACATATCAAAAAGGCTATCGAGGGCATGACCGACGAGGGCGGCAAGTTTGCAGGTCTTATGGAGGCCGTATCAGGCACTTTGAAGGGCGCTACAAGTAACTTGCGTGACCAAATTGATATGATGCTTAATAATATGGGCACTCGTACAGAGGGTGTACTGAAAGGCAGCATCAATGCAGTGGCTTGGATGGTCGAGCATTACGAGTTGCTGGCTAAGGCCATTATGGGCACGGTAGCAGCCGTGGGCGTTTACAAGGGAGCACTCATAGCGGCGGCAGCGGCCAGAAAGATAAACACTTTGGCACAGGAGGTAAAGCTGGTATTTGACCTAACGAAAGGCATCAAAGGTGCGGCACGCGCTCAGGAGATGTTTAATTTGGTGAGTTCCAAAAATCCCTATCTCCTTCTGGCATCGGTGTTAATTGGTGTGACCGCGGCCCTTACTACTTTCAACCGAAAACAAAAAGAGACTTTAAAGAATGCGGGGGCCGCTGCAGCTGCTCTTGATGAGGAGAGCCGCGCACTCGACCGACTTTTCAGAATAGCGAAAAATGAAAAGGCCTCCAAAACACAGCGTAAGGAGGCAATCGAGGCTATCAATGCCAAATACGGAGACTACCTCGACAATCTTTTGACTGAGACGGATAAAGTCAAGAAGTTAGATGACGCGTATAAAAAATTGACCGTCAGCATCAACAATAAATATCTCGCGGAAACAAAGCAGTTGATGACCGGTGACAAAGAGGCCGCACACACCGACGCTCAAGCGTCATTATGGGGAGCGATGCAACAGGTATCTGAAGATATGACAGCCGAGCAGCAAGGGCGCTTTTCGAGAGCGATGCGCGACTATGTGACTAAATTCAGCAAGCGCCTCAACGCAAAAGACATATATGATGAGTTTGCAAGGCAATATACTTTATATACCGATAAGGATTTAACAGGGCGTAAATCAGGCACACTATATAGCGCTATTTGGGATTTCAAAAAAACGCAATATGAGCTTTATTTGGCGAATAAAGATTTTAACGAGTTTGCAAAAGGGTATCAAACAGAGCTGCAGGGGTTAAACAAGCAGGCCACAGAAGTGTCCACATCCATGACGCAGGAGCTTGAGGCGGCACGTAAGGCATGGCTCGCTGCAAAAAAAGTGTATGACGAAATGGACAGGGGCTCGGCTTCGGTGGAGTTGGTCAAAGGAGCTAAATCAAATATGGACTCGGCATATAACGTTTATGCTGAATTGTATGAGGCGGCGTATGGCGTCAAACTCGAGGCAGTGCAAAAAGCGCAAGACAAAAGCATCGAAGATGTAGCTAAGGCAACGGACAAATACAACGAAAAGCTCGCAGAGTTGATGCAGCAAGCCGACAGCGCAATTATCAGTGCGACCTCAGAGCAAATGGCGCAAGGTGTGACGGCATACAACGCCTCCCTTATTAAAGCTAAAGCTGATTATGACCAGACAATAGCGGAGCTTGCGGCAAAGCGCAAAGAGCTGACAGACCTCGCGGCCGATGCCGGAGTTACTCCGGACTTTTCGCCGATAGATATAATGGAGGGTGAGGCATTAAGTAAGTGGATTAACACCGTCCAGCAAGCCCAAAAAGCGCTGCTGGATGAATATGCTACCTATCAGGACAAACGCAAAGAGCTGACGGAGAGATACACAAAAGAAATTGCCGATTTAGAGAAATTAGGGGCCACGGAGCAGGCCGCAGTGGCCCGCAAGAAAATGGAAGAGTCGCTCGCGGAGCTGGACTATGCGGCATTGAAAGAAAATTCTCTTTTTGAGACAATCTTCAAAGACCTCGGCGTCCTCGGGGCCGAGACGATCAAAGAGCTGACAAAAGCCTTAGAAGAATTTATAGCATTTATCGAAGACACAGGGCTGAGCGACGCTGACACCGGAGAGGGGCTGATTAAATTTGGTATCAGCGCCGAGCAGCTCGCGTCTTTGAGGATGAGCAAAGATCAACTCGCCGAGCTGAAAAAGATATTAGGTTCATTAAAGAGTGAGGGAGATAAATTCGGTAACGTCTTCACCAAGATAGGAGCGTCTTGGAAAAAGATGATGCAGGAGCTCAAAGCGGGTAACATGGCCGAGGTTAACGCCGCTTTAGAGATGCTCCGCTCACAGCTTAACGCCATAGACGGCGCCGTTGACGACTTAGGCCAAAGTTTGCAGAACATTGGCAAAAGCACGGGCAATACCGGACTTGAAAAAGCGGGTAAGATACTATCAGGAGCGTCGGAAGCTCTAAGCGCCGCCGGATCAGGAGCCACAACGGGCATGATGCTTGGTGGCCCGGCAGGGGCTGTCATAGGAGGAGTACTTAGCGGAGGCCTCAACGTCTTGAAGCAGATCACAGGGGCGCAAGCCGAAATTAACAAAGCGCATGATAACTATGCGCTTAAGGCGCGCACCCTCGCTATGGACTTAAACAAGCTATACAGAGAGCGCTACCAGTGGGCGCAGAAGATAGGCGAAAGCACGCTTAAATGGATGCAGCGTGAGGGCAAAGAACTTGAAAGGCAGATGGCCACAGCGACAAAGGACGCACAGGCGTTGATGCGCGAGTTGCAAAAAGAGACTTACACCGTGTTTTACGAGAAAAAGGGCATCTTCGGAGGCACTAAGATAAAAACACGTGATGAGATTATAGGCAGCAAAACATTTGCAGAAATTGAAAAATTATATGCAATGGGCGTATTATCCGAAAGCGCTACCGTTCTTTTTGAAAAATTGAGGGCGGCACGCCAAGAGGCTGAGCAGCTGCAGGATTCCGCAATAGATTATCAGGAACGTGTGAGAGAGGCACTGACTGGCAGTACATATGACGGAATAGTTGAGGGCGTAATCTCAGGCATAAAAGACGGCAGCAAAAAAGCGGGTGATGTTTTTGAAGACATGATGAGTGGCGCTGTTGAGTCATCGCTTAAGCTTTTCGCTAATTCAGAGATGCGCAAGTGGTATGAGCAATTCGCACAATTAGCCGACGATGATGACGGATTGACAGCATCAGAGATTGAGTCATTAAAAGGCGACTATTTAGTATTGTGGAATAGCATCGAGGAGAAAAACAGGCAGTTGGCCGAGATAACAGGGTTGGGGGCGTCATCTGGGCCGAGACAAAGCGTAACACGTACAGGCATTACCGCAAGTCAGGAAAGCGTTGACACAAATAACGCCATTATGACGAATGTGGCGAACCACACCTACGCTATGAATGAAAATGTAAGGATGCTGCGCGAAATCAACTCACAGCTCTTGGTAAAGGTAACTAACATAGAGGGTGACACCGGAGCAATGCGCGGCGACATTAAAGCAATGCGCAATGACATAAGCACTATACTGACAAAAGGTTTAACAATAGCAAGATGATTAGTTTAACTATAGACGGCATTGACATTTGGGAGGGTTACAATTGTGGCACCGTAGAGGGCACTTTAGCCGGATTACTTGAGCCACCGACTGCTAAAAATGTAGACTTTACCGATTGGCCTGAAATCAATGGTATCGACCCTGACCTCGCTACTTTTTGTTTGGATGCCCGGTCATTCGACGTGCGTATTCACGCACCAAGTACCACCGTTCTGAATTCGATAATATCAGTAATAGAATCCAATAACGGCGCTCATATCTTAGGCATGACCGGCACACCTTTAAGCATCTCTGCACGAGCCGCTGCTTACGCTTTTGAACAAATAGGTTACGCTTATATATTAAAAGTGTCCTTTATTGAAGACATGCCAAGCTACAGTGGCATATCGATGGCGGGAGGCATCGACTATGATTATAAATTTGACGGCGTACCTTTAGGCAATTATGGTATCGACGTGTTGGAAGGCACCGGTGACAGCGTGTTCGCGCCGTCGAAGTTCAAACAGAATTTGACCGTAAAAAGTGCCTTTGCCGCCGGCCAAAAATATGACATTTCAGGAGGGCTTAAATTAGCATCAAAAAGCTGCGTTTTAAGACTTCGTATTAGTCAGTCGATATCTAACACCGTAAATTCATATTATGCTTTTCTGGCCCACATAACAGGGCCAGGATCGCATGTTTTGACGGCCAAACGAAAAAGCATTGTACAGTTCCAAGTATATTATAAAAAAGGGGCCGTCAGAAATTGCTATTTGTCAAATAACCGATTATGGCTTGAATTTGACATCGAGCTGGAGCAATACAGAGGATACGCAGGAGAGTGATAGATGATAGAGTTGAAATATAATAATGGCACTAAATTAATTCAACCGGATGACTCGGCATATCGTTATTGCACTATTATGGGCGATAACTCGATAACGCTGATTTTTGACCTTCCCGATTTTGAAGATATACCGGTAGGGGCATATATCGACTATCAAGGAGAAAGATACACGCTGAGGCGCCCGGCGACTTTTGTAAAGAATGGCACACGCAATTATAGATACACTCTTATACTCGATGCTCCGCAAGCGCGGTTGAAAAATTATAGGCTTTACAATCCGGTTGACAATCGACTCGAATTTGACATGCACGCGAGACCTATCGAGTTCGCTCAGATGATTGTGGCCAACCTAAACAATCGCGAGGGGGCCGGAGTATGGAGCGTTGACAATACGACACTTGACGCAGAGGCTCGCACAATAGCATTCAGCTATACGACACTTTACGAAGCGCTCCAAATGATAGCGGACGAGTTTGGCACGGAGTGGGAAATCGACGACACGACTTTAAGAATTGGCAGGGTTGAATATAATAAAAGTGTGGCCTCAGCATTACAGCTTAGTTATGGTGCGGGTAATGGCATAGAACCCGGCACAGGGCGCGCAAATTACGATCAGACGGATGCGATAGAGATTTTATACGTTCAGGGCGGTGAGAGAAATATCGACCGGAGCACCTACGGCAAAAAAACACTGCACCTTCCACTTAACAAACAAATCCGTTATGACGGATCGAAGTTTGAAGATGAGCAGGGATATGTATCAGCTAATGCCCGGAGGTACACAAGCGATGCAAACGGCCAATTTATAAAGCGAGCCGACAAAGAGCTGCAGTCTAAAATGGAAAATGTTATCGACTGCACGCACCACTACCCAAGCGAATTGCACACCGTTACAAATGTAATCTTGGTAGATGAGGCGAAGCACTTTTATGACGTGGTGATTGATGCTCCGGAAAACATACCCTACGACAGCGACACGCTTTGCATCATAGGAGAGCACCCTACTATCATCTTTCAAAGCGGCATGCTGGCGGGGCGTGAGTTTGACCTCCACACCGACGATGCCGGAGTGATCAAAGCTGAAAAGGTTTTAGAGGGCGCTACCTTTGTCGGATGGAGATTGCCGATTATACCGGCAGAGCTTGACGGAGTGCTGATGCCGGATCCGGCGACAAACTATACACCTGCCGTCGGAGACACGTTGAGAGTTTTCGGCATTACACTCCCTGCCGGTTACATTTGTAACGATGCCACGAAGACCGGAGCGTCGTGGCGAATGATGAGGGAAGCGATAAGATGGCTGTATGACAATGAGACTCCACGCTTTAGTTTTACCGGTAAATTACAAAAGCAATATGCCCGCGATAATTGGGGAGCAGTGGGACCAAAAATCAAGCTCGGCGGGCACGTCTTATTCTCGGATGCCCAATTTTTGCCGTCCGGGGAGCTGATAAGGATCGTAGGTATAAAGAACTACCTCAACGACCTTTACGCGCCGGAGATTGAGCTGAGCAACGCCGCCTGCGGCGTGGGATTTTCATCAGAGCTCGCCAAATATGATGCGGAAGAGATAAGGGCCGAAAGCAAGACCAGAAATGTGCGCGAGTTTTCGCAGCGGCGCTGGCGCGACGCGAAAAGCGCGCAATCCCAGATCGAGGCGGCTTTGTTAGAAGAATTTAATAACACGCTGGCGCCGATAGCCATTAACACCATGCAGGCCGTATTCGGAGCGGAAAGCTTGCAATATGATTTTATAGCATCAATGACCGACGACACCGTCGTGGAGCACGCGCTCAATGTTACAGATTTGCAGCTGGTAGCTCCGGCGGCTTTTATTAAGCATTATACTATCGGCATTGAGGAAGTTAAACCAATAAGAGAGGCGGAAGAATACAAACGGTGGTCGGTATCGGAATTGACCTAC